GGACAGATCTGTTTAGTCTTGCTGGGCCATCTGAGCAAAGTATGACAGGGTGTCATCTTCATCAGCGACTGCCGCTACTGAAGCGGGTTCAGCAGATACGATGGTTGGTTCACTAGCTTCTTTAATACTAGCTGTTCCGGCCGATTGAGCAAGTGCTTCATTTCTCAACGTAGCTCCAGTACCAGTAGCCATACCTAGAACAGTTTCTAGTCGCGACTTCAGCTCATCATAGCTCTTAAACCATTTAGGATCATGTGCTCCTGGGAAATCTGGGGTAACGAATTCGTTTAGATCGTACATCGAATTGTAGGTAGATTCCAACCGCGCATCGTCACCATCGAACAATGCAGCTGGCGCTTTGAACCCTGACTTATCGTAATTGCGATAACCTTCAACCTTACGGATCTTCAATTCAAAGTCAGCGCCTTTCCAGAAGTCGAAAGGATTGACAGGAGTCTCTCCAGGGAATTCAGGCTGCATCATATCCATGATTTTATCAAAGATCTTCTTACCAAACTCATACAACATAACTTTGCCGTTATTTGATGGGTTAGCTGGATCATTGACAACCAGAACGTTAGCGATATAGTGTAGTCTACGCTTCTGTCGACGTACCGTCTCTTTATCTTCTTCGTTACCACTGTTCCACAACCGCGAGTTCATTTCGCCCAATGGGTCAGCTTGACCGATGGTGGTGAGTGAACGCTCAATGTACCATTGACCGGTTGGACCTTTGAAAGCGTGATCCCAGTAACGTACCCATGGTAGGTCTTGACCTTCACCTGCAGGCAAGAAACGTAACACAGCATAACCATTACCACTATCATCGACAGTAGGCTTCCACTTTCGGTCATCTTGGTATTTGTTAGTATTTGTTTGAACGGCGCCTGACGCTTCCTGAGCAGCTGACACTAAAGAGTTGATGTCCATAGACTTGGACTTCAGATTTGCAAAAGACATATTGTAATAACCTCGTATTGTATGTACTTAAATATTTTTTGTATAACAGTTTTATTATAACGTATATTGACTTATTAGTCAACTATATTTATATCATTGAACTTATGGAGTCCTAGCCAAGCAACCAAGACTTTTCTGGTGCCACATATAACCTGCTGTGCCTCATGAACCAAGTCAGATTTAAATATGACCGTCTCACCTATATCTAGATTAATTGGATCACATCCATCAATGTGTAACGCACCACCTTCAAGATCATCCGATTTATCCAGCATAGTGACTGTAGACCAGATTCGATAGTCCTCTAAACGAGACTCGCGGAAAGTATCCTTATGAGGCTTAAAGTAGTCACCGGGCTGGTAGATCAGGAAGTCAAACTGATTCACCGACGTACCGTCGTTTATATGGGTCTCAATAATATCCACAACCTCTGGGAACAGCCTAGGATCAATACGTACAGCCATAGTTTTACGCATTGAAGGATCATATAAGTCTTTACCCTTAGCCGTTACCCCAGTGCGATACAGTCGGGCCGTATCGCCATATTCAACAACCTCTTGAATAAGGTCTGGGGGTATTATTTTGACTACATCATACATCCAACGTATTCACTCTCGGTAGATAGTTTAAATGCCTTGCCTCTGCTTCTAGTTGACCGACTATTGAAGGAGTAAGAAACTTCTTAACATCCTCAATCTCCATACCATTTTTATCACATATGTGTACTATGGCATCCATATACGAAACGTGACGACTTTCTCTAACTAAATTTTCAACCATTTTTGAAAAGGTTTTTTTAGTGAGAAAAACTTCTGCCTCATCCACAGCCATCAGTCTACCAGACTCATCGAAATTACATTGTCCACTCTGAACGAACGCCATGCCTGCTTATCGATAGCAAATGCTCTGACTACAGCCTGATTAACCTTGACTTCACCATCAGTGCGAGCTCGTGCCACTTCAGATTCTGGCAAGTACTCTGGTGACAGCGTACAAGGCATCACACGCGTTTCTCCGTCAACCTTGGTGAAGGTTACTTCATACACAGCAGACTTCAATTGTTCAACTAGGGCATCAAAGGTGTATTTACTCATAGCATAATCTCCTATTTAGAAACGGTCGAATTCGTCGTCGGTGGACGGGGAAGTATCAGCGTCGGCATGCACATACTCTAAGAAAGAAGGACCGCCATCTAGAACGATGATAGTGGTTTCTAGCCCCTTGAGAATATCTTCCATATTACCGATAACTGTTGTATCTTTAGTCTCTTTCTGCTGCTCTTGAACGAACGCGTCTAGAGTTTCTAAATACACGATTCGAAGGAATTCGCGCGCAATCAATTCTACATCATTGCGTGGATATTTACCCAAGTCAATCAGGTTTTCCATTTGTTGTTCAGCCATTATAAGTTTCCTCTTGATTGTTGGCATTAATTACTTCAGAAAAGTAAGCGTTGATATAAGCATCATTAGTCTCGTAGCTAACGGTGTTATTTCTAGTGTCTCTGTCCAGCTGTTCAACCTGCTTGGCGAGACGTTTGTTGGAC